TCATCCAAAAACGCTTCGATGTTCCCCGTTCTCGCTCTCCTGCGGATCGTACCCCGCCCATACGTTGCGGTTGCCATAGGGACGATCGGCTTCAAGGTTGAAGTCGGTCCAGTCCACCAGGCTGTCACAGCCGCACGCGATCTTGTCGTTGAACTTGAAGGCCGACTGGCTGTCGTCCACGAAGTCGCACAGGAACAGGTTGGCGAACTCGTCCGGCGCGTACTTGTTGCGCAGTTCCTCAATGTCGAACCGGTAGCAGCCGCCGCGCTCCGCGTCCTCGATATTGACGATGTGGCGCCAGATGCGATCCGGCCCGACGCTGCCCGCCGCCAGCGCGGCATGACTGAGGTCGATGTCGATCCTGTCTTCCTTCTTCCGGCGCCGGTTGCGCCGCTCCCCCGTCCAGTACGGATAAGCAGGATGGGCGACGGTGGACGGCGTCGAGAAGTAGGTTTTGCGCCACTTCTTGTGCGTCCCCATGCCCGAGGCGACCTTGTTCAACTCCTCGAACGAATGGACCCAGAAGAACTCGTCGAAGTAGAAATTGCCATGCCGGCCTTGGGCGGCTCGGAAGTTCGTGCCGAGGAAGTGCATCTAGGCTGCGGCTTCCGCCTCGGGCCGCAGGTCCGACGTGATCAGCATCGGATCGCCTGTCAGCGCCACGCCCACCAGCTTGGCGAAGCTGACAATGTAGGAGCGGAACTGGTGGGCCTGCGCCTTCGACGCTGACAGAAAGATCTGGTTGCGCCCGGTCTCGATCGCGTCGATCAGCGCTTCGAAGGCGAAGTAATACGTCGCGCCGATCTGGCGCGACTTCAGGATCATGCGGGTGCGCTGGCTCAGCGCGTTCCACCATGTCTGCTGGTAGTCGTAAAGCCCGTCGAGGAAGATAACCTTCAACGATGCGGTCACCGTCAATTCTACCGTCACGGTCTCCCAAGACGTTGTTGGCGGCGGCATCAGCCTCAAGGGCCACAAGCACACAGGCGTTCAGGCGGGCGGTGCGCAGAGCGGAGGGCCGGTCTGATGGCTGGCATGTCACGCACCGGCGGCACCGCGCTCGATGGCATCGAGCACATCGCGCAGTCCGTCCGCGAAATCCTTGGAACCCCGCGCCGGATCGACTTCGGCATCGATCTGCTCGGCGTCGATGATCCCGCCGCTCTGACCACGCAGCAGACCGACGCATGAACCGCGCGGTGAACAATACACCTGACTGGCGCGTCACGCTTGATGGGCAGGATCTGTCCGATCGCATCCGCCCGCGCCCGGTCTCGCTCACCCTCTCGGAAAAGCGCGGGGATGAGGCCAACCAGCTGGACATCGTGCTGAGCGATCACGACGGCATGTTGGGCATCCCGCCCGAAGGTGCCGTGCTCCATCTGCAGCTAGGCTGGAAGCAGGGCCGCGACGTCACGCTGGGGCTGATCGAAGGGCAGCTTCAAGGTGGACGACGTCAGCCATTCCGGCCCGCCCGATCAGATCACCATCCGCGCCCGCGCCACCGACTTCACCAGCGAGATCCGCAACCGCCGGTCTCCTATGCTTGCAATGGGCAGCTTACGACGGCCAGACGATCCGCCTCCGCCAGCGCAAAACCAAAGTCGCCGTTGTCGTGCCCGTCGGCGCACCCCTAAAGGCCGCGCTGGACGCTGCTAAGGCAAGCAGCGCACGGGACAGCAAGCCCTTGCCCCTGACCATCCTCGCACTGAACGCGGCACGGCATGGACCGAATCCGGTCTCCGCGCCTCATGGCGCAAGGCATGCATCAAATCGGGCGTAACCGGCGTCACCTTCCACGACCTGCGCGGCACGGCAGTAACGCCTCGCCATCGCAGGCGCCACGGTTCCAGAAATCGCCGCCATCACTGGTCACAGCCTGAAGGAAGTCGGGACGATCCTCGACGCCCACTACATACACCGTGACCCGGCACTGGGCGAAGCTGCCATTCGAAAGCTCGAAGGCAGAACCATTTCGCCCGACTAATCGCCCAACCGGACAATTAGCGTCTAACAAATTTTCGGGAAAAACGTAGGAAAATAGGTGGTAGCGGAGGAGGGACTCGAACCCCCGACACGCGGATTATGATTTCCAATGCAGCGCTGATAATAAACGATAGTTCTGTAAACGCCACCCTCCCCGCGCCGCAGATTTCCGTAGCCTGTCCCTCGACTGTAAACCTCCCACTGACATGATCTTCGGCCGCGTCCGTGCGATTGCTGACGACTGGCAGCAGCTGGTTGAGAGCGGCTTTGATCAGGGCATAAGCAAAACCTCCAAGCTAATGATGCGCATATATTTGCGCAAATCCACTTGACCGCTTGCGAAGAAATGTGTATTTATTTGCGCATGGAACGGGATAGCAAGAAGATAGTCAAACGCCTCCAAAGCGAAGGCTGGGAACATATCTCAACCAAGGGCTCACACGCCAAGTTTCGCAGAGGGAGCCAGACAGTGATCGTCCCACACCCCAAAAAAGACCTTCCGAGCGGATTAGCACGGAGCATTGCAAAGATAGCGGGCTGGCTTTGACCAGCCCCATCATCCCCCGCGCCCTTAAGGCGTTCGGCTAAGGATGCGAAAGGAAACGACATGAAGTATTTTTATGCAGTCATGCATCAGGAAGGCGATAGCGCATTTGGTGTTACCTTCCCCGATCTGCCGGGTTGCAATTCGGCGGCTGACGACATCAAAGACGTGCTTCCTAATGCATGCGAAGCACTAGAATTGTGGTTCGATGATCAGCTGGAGATTGAGCCGAGCCGTCTTGATCAAGTTCGCGACATGGCCGTCGACGATCTAGCGAACGGCGGCACCCTGATTGCGGTCCCTCGCATCGTAAACGATCACCGGGTCACCCGCGTCAACCTCTCAATGGAAAGGGGTATGCTCGATGCGATTGATACGGCAGCGCGCGAACGTAGCCTGACCCGTAGCGCATTTATCACCCAGGCCGCTCGCAATGAGATCGAGGGTGTCAGGCGATGAAGATGACTTTTTGATCGATTAGTTGGCGAAAGAGACGAAGATGGCGAAATTCACGTACATTGAGGACGAAGCTGGCCGGCGAATCGCATTCGACGCTCAACCCGGAGAAGAGCTGCCGCTCGATATGGTGCAAGCGTACGTGGCTCTCAAGCAAGTGTGGGCACTCGAACAGATTGCTGAAAACCTAATTGGGTTGGATAATGCCATTACCGCTGTAGCGCGAGCGATACCAGACTAGGTCAACGCCGACTGATCACACACCCAGAAGCTGGCGCTATAGACTACCTATGCAGGGGTGAAGGCCCCTTCCATCATCGCCTTCCGCAACCTGTTCACACACTATTGCGTCAAAATGATACACAAGCTGTGATCGTGACTTGGAATTTCGCACAAGCTCCCCAGCTTTGACAATTAACGCATGGGGGCAACATGGCTTTAGTTGACGACCTGAGAACCGAATGCAGCTCTATCTTTCGCGCAGTCTGGACGGAGCGGGATGGGACAGTTGTACCTGCCGCGGACACAGTTAAACTGTCAAACGACGGGGTTAACCTAGAAGGTACTGTGCTTTATGCAGACTTATCAGAGTCCACAAAGTTAGTTGATACCAAAGCAAAGCAATTTTCCGCTGAAGTGTATAAGTCCTTTCTACATTGCGCAGCAAAGATTGTAAAAGCCCACAATGGGGTAATCACGGCGTATGACGGCGACCGCATCATGGCTGTCTTTGTAGGACGGCGTAAAAATACCGACGCGGTTAAAACAGGACTAAAAATCAATTGGGCTGTCAAAAATATTGTGACGCCAGAGATGAAGAAGATCTACACCAACGAAACTTATGTGGTTCGCCACACAGTTGGAATTGATACATCGCAACTTATGGCCGCTAGGATCGGCGTACGTGGTGATAACGATTTGGTTTGGGTTGGTCGCGCCGCAAACTGGGCTGCTAAACTGTGCACGCTAGGTCATGACTATCCCACTTGGATTACGAAAGCCGTCTACGATCAGATGCTAGACGAAGCCAAATTCGGTGGCCCCACCAAACAGAATATGTGGGAAGCTCGAAGCTGGACAAAGATGAATAACGCTTCCGTCTATCGGTCAGGTTGGACGTGGTCAGTTTAAAAATGGATGATCCAAACCTAATTAGCCTTGAGGTTTACGAGCGGCAGCTTGACAGGACCTTGAATTTCTTTCCCAGAATCGACAGCAAGGTTACTGCTTTACTAGCAGTAGTTGCTGCGCAGATCGCAATCGCCGCCGTTAATACGAAATGGGGAGACTTACGGGTGGGTACGCTTGCCATCCCGCTTGCCCTGTTTTTGCTATCAGCAGCCTATGTGTATGTGCAACTTTATAGATGCACATATCCGCACCTAACCGGCGGGCAAAGATCCTTGGTCTATTTCAACGAAATAGCACAATTACGAGAGGCTGATTTTGTTTCACAGTATTCCAAGCTCACTGAAGACGATCTGAAATTTGATATTGGCGGACAAATATGGCGCAACGCCGAGATCTTAAAATGTAAATACGGGTTTCTGAAAACCGCCACCATAGGCACTCTCATCGGCACGATCCCGTGGGCCTTTTTCCTGATGTGGGGGTCAATTTTGCACGGCGAGCTGATTAAATTGTCTAGCGGATGAATGGAGCGATCGCATTCTGAGCCGGGCTTCGCGATTTGCAGAAATCCGCTGCGAGTCGATGTTTAACCTACCCGGCTTATCCGACGCATTCCCGCGGCGTCCGACGGGCATTGTCTATCCTATTTACCTGTCAGGCGCCCCATCGCGGTCCGACGGGGATTTAAGAACAAACGTGGAACATATATAACGGCCAGCGATGTTGATTCGCGAAAGGCTGTACCCATGACCTGCCCACTATCTGACGAAATGATGATCTCGCTAGGCTGCCAGTATTTCCGCATGGCCGATCGCTCCGACGCAACGGAGAATGACCAGGCCGCGCTTCGTGATTTCGTTCCGGCCCTGCTGCACCGGCTTCGGGAACGCGCTGTGGCCGAGCCTGAAACACTCGGCCCACCGACCTCAAATTCGCGCCTGTGTGGCACCGCTTTGCGCGATGAAGCCCAGATCGAGATGCTGCTGCCACAACCGGAATGAGCGGCGGCATGACTGGTGAAATGGGCCGAGAAGGGATTCATGATCCCAACAACATTGTTCGAGGCAGGCACCTTGGGCGGGTCTGTGGAGCTCAAGTGCAAATGTGGACATGCGTCACGTTTTCACGCGCCGCCGCTATGGTGGCACTTTCAGAAGCGGCACTGGGACGATCGGTTTGGCGAAGCGCGAAAACGCTTCTGGTGTCGGATCTGCGGCTCGAAGTGGCGAGCGAAAGTCCGACCGATCTCAATCGAAGGGGTGACGTCCATGCCGGGTGACTTCGCGCTGCCTTGGCCAGACGAGCACGCATGGAAGGCCGCATGTAGGAGGGTAAGATGATCCAGGAGAAGACGATGGAAAGACAATCGCTGGAAGATCTGCGGCGTGAGGTCGGCCGAATTGCGGCAGGCGGCGGCACTTGGCAGGACATTTCCAAGCCGACCGACTACCGCGCATTCACGCCGGCTCCGCCAGATGCCCGCCTTGCGAGTGCGGGACGCACCAAGACGGCAGACGGCCGCCCTTCCTTCGGACGTTGGTTGCTGGATCAAGCTGACCGGCCGGGATTGATCGGCAACCTGGCGAAGGCAGCCAAGGGTGATCGCCAATTTCCCAAAGACGGTGACCCGGAGGAGGTGCGCAAGCGGATCAGCTCGCTGGGTGCTGATCCGGACATGCATGAGGCGCTGGACGACGCGGAACTGGACTGGGCCAGCTACTGATCCACGATCCGCGAACCTCCATCGCGGGCGCGCCCCTCTGCAAAGGGAACGAGGTGGTCACGGCCGCCATCGCGCACAAAGGCCTCAGGAGGCCGCTTGCAGGCGCTTGCCTTCGGCGCAGTCGCCGTACTGGCTGATCAGGCGAGCTTCCCATGCTCCGCGCTCCGGGTCTACGAAGGGATCAGGGCGGGCCTCGACGGGCGGACACGGCGCCGTCAGGTTCGCCTGCTGCGCGGCGGTTTGCGGTGGCAATCGCGTCGTCGAGCACCCGGCCAGCAGCGGGATCGAGAGCGCAATCAGCAGCAGCAGGCCGATCGCGGTAGATCTCACGGATGGTGCTCTCTCGCACGGTGGACGCGGATCGTTCGATGGCACGACTTTCCTCCAGCTTGTCTCCAGCGGCCTTGAGGCGGCCGGTTTCCTTTTCCACTTGGGCAACCGCCGCCTGCAGCTTTGCCAAGTCGGCGCTGTCCCGCCGCCAGTCGCAGACGGCGTATCCGCCCCACGCGCCCAGCAGCGCCGCCGCGCCGGCGCCCGCAAGGCACCAGCCTATAGGGATAGGGTTCACCCGACCCAGCCCTTCAGCTTCGCAACCTGAGCGCGTCGATCCTCTAGGCCGTTGGTACCGCCGTTGATCCGCTTCGTGATACCGACCAGGTCGTCACTGTCAGCCAGCGCATTCAGACGGTTCACGCTCCAATATTCCAAAGCGATTCGCAGCCCGATGGCGGGATCGGCGGCGAGGTTCGGATTGCCTTCCAGATCGAGACCAAGCCGTTTGCCATAATCACGGTAGTTGGCTCGGCCTGTGATCTGGATAGGGCCTCGGCCCTTGTACCGCTTACCGTCCCCGCGCTGCGTATTCCCGAGGTCTGCGCGCCCTTCGTACCGGGTTTGCGCTGGGGTTGGGCCCCAGACCTCCTCCATATAGGCAAAGGCGCCGCTTTCGTGCGTCAGCTGGCCCATCAGGTGGATCAGGCGCAGCGGGTTTTCCAATATCCCGTAGCGAGGGAAGTATGCGGCGGCGGCCTGTCCAAGGACGGCGGCCCGGTCGGGTTTAGCGCCGAGCTTGCGGAATAGCGCGGTGAACGTGATCGGCCCCGGCTTGTTGTCGAGCACGACACCAAGCGAGGACTGCAGCTTGCGTGCGTCCATTGATCAGTCTCCTAGATGAGGTCAGGGCTTCGGTGGAGAACGGAAGACGTCGATCGCGGCGGACGCCGCCTGCTTCCATTTGCCGAGCGTGATATTCTTGGCGATGCCGATCAGGCCAGCGCCGGCGGAGCCGATGCCGATGCCGGTAATCCCGGCTTTCAGCAGATCGAGATTGTGGGCCTGCACCCAAAGCACGGTGACGAGCAGGCACAGGGCAGAGACGGCGACGTCCAGCGCCCATTGCGCCTTGCCCTCAGCTTGAAGGCCGATGACGAGACGGGTGATGATGACGGCGAGAATGCAGACCACCATCGGGCCTGCAACGAAGGGATACCCGGCGATCCACCAGATCACCGGCTGCTGCTGATGCGATACGAACGAACCCATGGCGGCGGCCCCCAACACCGCGAAGAATTTCAGCGGAGACATACAGCTGCCAGAGCAGCGCCAAAGCTAAGCAGGACGACCCCTGCGGCGCGAGCGAGAGTGGGCCAGCGGCTCCACATGTCGACAGGGAGCGGAGCTTTGCGAAGCTGGTGCTCCACGCCCGGCTCCCCGAGATTGGCGAGGAGCATCCACAGTAGGCCGCAAAATACGGCAATGGGATCGAGCCAGCGCTTAGCCATCATGACCCGGGCGACCGTGACGGGGTCTTTAGGGTTCCAGCCCCACAGCTCCATCGCGGCCGCCGCGCATCGCAGGGTGATACCACAAGCCGCGAAGAGTAGAATGAAGCGGTAGATCGACACCGGATCTAAGGGATGATCGAAATACCGCTGTATCCAGATCCTGCGCGCCTGCTTTCCCGCCATCATGATCCCGATGAAGGTCGTTGCCGTCATCAGGAACAGGTTGAACATGAACAGCGGCCCGTCCCCATTGAAGCTTGGCGGCATCGGTGTGACCGGCCCCGCCTCGACGGATCTGGCCACGAGGCTGGTCGCCGCGCTGAGCAATCCGAGTGTGGTCATGATGCACCTCTCGTCATCAGGCTTGTTCCAGCGAGGCCCTCACAGGCCGTATTTCGCACGGGCCAAGGCTAGCAGCTGCGCGCGCAAAGCCGCGTTGCCCGGCAAGTGCAGCGCCTTATTGAAGATGATCGCGTTTCCGATCCGGCCTTGGAAGGGGCGCCCGGTGTCGAGGTTGCCGACGCGCCAGGGCGATCCATTAGCTGGCGTCGCCGTCAATGTGCCCGTCCCAATGAGATTGTCGGCGGCACCGCGCAACTGCCATATCTTCGACGCATCATCGTAGGAGATGAGCAGAACGTGGGTGCCTGCGGCGAGCGAGAAAGTTGAGTTCGTGCCGTTGAAGCCCACTGTCAGGACATTTGCAGCGGTCACGAGGAAGAACGATGCGTTGATGGTCCCGAGCGCCACCTTCGAACCAGCAACCGCCATATCTGCTGCCGTCTGATTGATAACTACCAGGGCCGAAAAGCTCGTCTCGGTCTTCGCGAAATCGGCTAGTATTCCAGAGCTGTTGGCGATGGCGAACTGGGCCATCGCAGGGGCAGTCATGGCGACACCCGTCGCTGTGGCGGTCGCGTTCGCGGATACGGTATAGGTTCCGGTCCCGCCGGCGCCGGTGCCCAGCGCCGAAATGTAAGTGCCCGCAGGCAGGCCGGCAGCGGCTACCGGCTGACCAACGACCAGGTTCCCAGCGCCGACGGCTGTGACGTTGATCGTGGCCGATCCGGCCGTAGTGCTGATGGTGAATGATGCATCGCCGCCCGTCGGGGTGGTGACGGCAGTAGCGACCAGTTTGCCGGTCGTTTCCAGATCCGGCGCGACGCCATCGGCAAGGTAAGCTGGGTCGAAAAGATGGGTCAGCCCCAAGTCTGTGGCAATGGCTGCAAGCCCCATGTTGAAGGCATCGACGGGGAATTTCGTCAAGCTGGCCTGCATCGAGGCCGGGTAAGAGAAGTCGGCCATCCTCAAGATGCGTCCGGGCATTGGTATTCTCCTTCAGGCAACAGGGACTTCGCAGTGGGCCATCCATTTCGACATGGTTGTCCCGTCTGCGTAAGTATCGGTGGAGCTATCGCGGAAGCAGGTGCGCGGGCCTGTCGTCGGCCCTCCGCCGTTCCCTGGAATGCCACGCATCCCAAACTCCGCTACGCCTGCGACTGCCGACGCGATGGTAAACTGGATGGTCGATCCTGAGACGGTGACGCCTGACACGGCGACCTGTGCGCCGCTGCCATCGCGATAGGTGACGCCGAAGTTGCCCGGATCACTCACAACACCGGTGTCGATGACGGTGTTGCCTACACCGCCTACCGTCGTCACCGTGATCGTCGTGCCGGATCGGGTTGCAGAGCCAGCACGCAAGGGGGACCATGATCCATCCCACGTTCCGCCATTGGCAACGGCAGCGAGCGCCCGACCGATCTCCTCGCCATGCTGGGCGTAACCGGGTCCCGTCAGGTGCTGGTTGTCGACATAAGGAAGATGATACTTCGGTCCGACCATGAAGAAGAGCGCGGGGCTGTCCAAGGCCACCTGAAGCTGCGCCAGCGGAACCTCGGATCGCGCGATGTTGTAATGGGTCCAGCTGGAGACCTGGCTGACGAACATCGGGAGAATCAGGCCCGCGTCATTCCAGATCGCCCGCGCGTCCGTCTGGAAATCACTGCGCCAGACATTCAGCCACGCCATGTAGGTGGCCTTCAAAGCCTCACGATCAGCTTCGCCGTGGATGCAGATAAGGCCTCGCATTTTGACCGGCAGGCGCCCCGTCCACGCAAGAAGCCGCGCGCGCAGCATGGCGCGCACCAGGCGAGAATAAGGCACGGTGCCCTTCAGCAACGATCCATAAGCGGCACCGCCGACACCGAACGTACCCATGAGGATGGCCTTCGAGGCACCCACCGCCTGTCGAAGGCGGTTTCCCGCCCGCGGATAGACCGATCGCTCCTGCGCCCCTGCCTGAAGCGGAACCAGCGGTCCAAGCCGACTGTCAGGGATGGGTGTCGTGGTGTTGTCGGCCCCCGGCATGATCCCGCCGGAAAACATCATCAGATGGCCAGATGGATCGATGATGCCATCAGGGTCCGGCGTCCCTCCCTTCGCTCCGATGGACAGGGACTGGCCAATTCCAGCGATCATGCTGATCTCGGTGACACCAGCAGCAACGGGTGCCGGGTTTGCGGGAAGATCGACCGAAAGAATTGAGCTCGCCCCGGCCGCGGAGGTATTGACCCATCGCACGCCAGTTGGCGTGACCTGCGGCGCGGCGTTGTCCCCTTGGGAATACGTGAGCCTTACAGTGCCGAAGTTGCTGGTCATCGCGACGTCGCGGGCGGGATAAGTTCCGATTTCCTGGGGGATGAAGCCTACACCCGCCGGCTCGATCACTGCCGATCCCGCGCCGCGCGCATCGACAGTGGCAAGCCCCATTCCGAACGTGAAGCCCCGGGCGATTTCGCTGGATGCGCCGGTCGTCGATGACGAAGGCGGGCCAAGGACAAAGCCTCGGCCGGTCTTGTCGACGGTGGCGAAGCCAAGTCCGAACGTGAAGCCAGGGACCGCCAACGAAGCAAGGGCTACGGCCGACTGCGCTGCGGCAGCGATCGTCTCTGTTCGATCTGCCAGCTCTACGACATTGGCCTCCAGCGCGGCGAGATCAGCCGTGATGATCCCGGCCGGCCCGCGCATCCCGGCGATTTGAAAAGTAAGCTGGGTCGTCAGGCGGCTCATGTGGCGTCAACTCCGGCGGAGAGGATGAATTCGCCGCTCAGCAGGCTGTCCTGCATGTCATCGGCGTAGGTGATCTTGATTTCGTAGGCGAAGGTCTGCGGATCGCCGGGGTCGGGCGTGTTCTGGCCGGGGAGTGCCGCCAGCGCGGCCCTGCCGATGCTCGGGGTGACGATCAGGCGGCGCCAGTCCTCGGCGCTGCCGGGCTCCAGATCGGGATGCACGCTGTCGGTGAAGTCGGCGGACGCATCGGCGGCCAGCGGCGTCCCGGCGGCGCCGGGATACAGCCGCACCTGCATGGAGATTGTCGCCCCGGTCAGCGGTAGAGGCCCGCCGCGATAGTCGAAGTTCAGCGTCGGCGCGAAATCGATGTTCCGCGCCGCGTACAGCGGTTGGATGGGCATGGGTGCTCCCTATTGCTCGGTAGCGATGACGAAGACGGTGGCGCCGACGAGAAGGTTCAGGACGCTCCCCAGCAAGCCGGGAGCCTCCGCTTTGATCTGGACGCCCGTCTTGCTGAGCGTGTTTGCTACGACCGACGTCCTCGTGCCGCCGACAGCTGTCGCTGGAATGCCCCAGTGGCCGATGGTCGGAGCGGCAGCGGAATCGGCGAAGGTAGTGCCAAAGCTGATCGTGGCGATGCCTTGGGCGTTGCTCACACCGCTGAAGACGCCGAACTTCTTGGCGGCATTGAGGTTGGGCGCATTTGCCTTTGTGGTGATGCCCGTCGTGCCGACATATCCCGTAGCCGGCTTGGCGCCAGCGCCGCCGGCCCAGTCCGTCACCTTCAGATAGCGTGCGGTGCCGTCAGTCTCGATCGCGAGCATCGGCGTCCATGCCGGGTTGCCGGCATCGCCCTTGACGCTCTGCCCCGGCCCTCCGCGAATATCCGTGGCTAGCGAGGGGTCGGACGTAAGGCCATCCGGTGCGACGTACATGCCGGACACGCTGCCCATGTCGCCCATAATGAGGCCGTCAACGCGAATGACGGCGCGCCCGCCCGTCATCAGCACGCCTAAATCGGGGATTGCCACCTTCCCGTCGAACTCTGGGATCAGCCTTTCGCCCTGACGGATGACAGCCGGCGGGCGCAGGAACCGGCCCATCAGGCAACCGTCCCCGTCGCGGCGATCGATGTTGAAACGAGCGTCGCGCCGTTGAAGATCCGCACCCACCACCAGTAGGTTCCGGCGGGCAGCGGATCGTCCTCGAAAGTCATGTCGGCGAATAAGCCTCCGGTGACCGGATCGGACACTGCGACTGCAGCGCCCGGGTTGTCCGTCGTATTGCGGAACACCCGCGCCGTCGTCCACCCGGCGATGCTCGGCATCTGCCAGGTGATGATCGGCGGGTTGCTCGAAGCATCGGCCGTGACGCCGGTGGCCGTGGGCACTGGCGCCGTGTAATCGAAGTCGAGCCCGGTGAAGATCAGGCGCAGTTCGTTGAAATAGCTGATCGCGACATCGTACGTCCGCGCGACCGATAGCCCCATCAGTTCATAGCTGGTGGTCGATGCCGGCAGCAGCGCGGCCTGTATCCAGTTCGTCGTGCCAGTTTCCCGGTATTCGATCAGCACTTGCGTGGCGCTGTCATCGTCGACGGAGCCTTCCAGTTCTATTGTGCCGGTTGGGGTGCCCTCAAGGTACTCGATGTGCGTCGAAGCCGACCAGCTGCCTTCCGCCGGTGCTTCAGTCTCAAACACTGGGTTGCCGGTCGTGGTCGGCGCGGCAACGCCCATCAGGCTCAGCGCCCATGGATGCTTGCTGCGGGTTTCTTCGCGCAGCGTCAGTACCACGCTGGCCGTGTCCGGATCGAACTGCCGGCGCAGCACGATCACGTCCTTGCCCGCCAGATAGCCGAACTCGGGCGTGTCCTCTATCGTCAGGCAGTCGCCCGCGCGATACCCCAGCCACCGCAGCTTCAGCGGGAATACGGCCGGACCCGCCTCGCGCGCGTTGGCGATGTCGTATCCGGCCAGCTGCGCCACCTGGTCCGGACTATCCCCGGCATAGCACTGGACCATCGGGTACGTTTTCTCGCGCGTGCGCTCGATTCCGCCATCTTGCGCAAGATATGCGGGGTTGCGGACGACGCCGGCAGGAACCTGCTCGAATCCGTGATCCTCGCTGCGATAGGTCGGGATGATGCCGTTCACCCGGTCCCGGCGCGTCTGCGTCGTGGTGACCGAAGCGTTGCCGATCAGGTCGCCCCGGCTGATCGTGCCGATCGAGACGCGCGGTGTGTTGATGATGCACGACAGGCTTGCCCCCAGACGCACCGGCTCACCGCCGCCCGCCTGGCACAGGGATTTCATCACGTCCCACTTGCTGTCGGTGGACTTCGTGCGGCCACCGGAAAGCCACCCGTTGGCATCGGCGATGTTCGCCGCCTCGACAAAGGCGGGAACATCGATCGACGTCAGCGGCATCCCTACGCCCCCCACCCGGATCGCGTTCGGCCCCTGATGCCAGCCCAGGGCGAAAGTCAGCGCCTGTATCCACCCGTTGGCGCTGTATGCCCACGTCGTCGGATCGTTCCAGCGCTGCGGGCCCGATCCGCCGGGATATGTGCTGTCGTACCGCGGATCATAGCATTTCACGCCCCGCACGCGGTACTGGGTCGTCGGCACTTGCGTAAAGGTGTTCTTGCCCTTGCCGTCGAAGACGTAGACGGTCATCGCCGCGGCATAGCCCGACAGCTTGCTTGCAGCGCTCCACCCTGGGATCGCACCCCACGGCCCGGTCGGGATCAGCGCCGATGGCTCGGGACAGGCACCCAGCTGGGTTCGCTGGTATACGCGGTCGTGCAGGCTGCCCACCGCGTTGTAACCGGCGAAAGTCGTCGTCACCTCGTCGATGCGGGTGGCGTCGATCGCCTCGATCGGTCCGCAGGCGGAAATCACGCCGCACAGGAACTGGTACTTGTTCTTGCTGCCGCTCGTCTTGCGGTAGGTGATCGACGGCGCGACCAGCGTGTCACCGAAAACGATCGGGCTAGCGCCGTTGGGATCGCTTTGCCATTCGGTTTGCCCGCCCTCGATGGCAGGGGATTTCGCCGTGAGTGTCGACACCAGTCCGGAGGCGAGGCCCACGGCTGAGGCGATAAGCCCCGCCGTGGCGACACTGACAGTCGTGGCAACGCCCGCACTGACCAGGCCTGCGCCCAACAACGATGTACCACCGGATGGGATCGCGGCTGCTACCGCCACGACCAGCGCGGCAATACGAAGCGCCTTTGCCATCAGGTTCTCCAAGCCGCTAAGGGCGGCGTAGACGGTTGCAGGACCGCCGCTGTGTCGACGTCCTCATGAAACGCCAGAATGCGGCCATTGCCCAGGCACACGCCGAAGGCCCCGAAGGGCGGTTCGCCTTCGATCTCCACGATGTCACCCACGATCGCCGCCGCCGGCGGAATGCGGGATACGCCCCAGCTGTCGATGCAGGCCGCACCCGATCCGCCATGCCGGTTCAGGAAGCGGCGAAGCGCCGTCGCCGATTTCCACGTGCCGCCGGTGCGGATCTGCCAGCCCATCGCTTTCAGGTGGGAAATCACGATCAGGCCGCAGTCGCACGTGCCAAAGGCGAACGGCTTCCCCGCGAACCGCTCCAGCGTTGCTCGCGTCACTTCCGCCCGTTCCGCAAGGTTCATATCCGCTACATGGTCCAGGAGCTGTTGAAGGTGTAGCCGGTCTGGCGGGTCGGGGCGTTCGATCCCCAGTAGATAGTGTCGCGAATGCCGGTCACATGGTTGAAGCCTGTCTCGCCCGGCCAGACCTGCTGATGAAAACTGGGCGCCAGCCGTATGCCTTCGTCGTCGAAGAACAGGCGCTCCATGCCGCCCACGCATTCCAGTTCGACCTGCAGCATGTTCTTGCCGAACTCGTGCTTCGTCACGTCCACTTCGCCGTCGAACAGCAGGAACGGATCGCCCACCACTGCGCCGGTGGCGTCGTTGCGCGCACCGATGTGCACTTGGACCGGCTGGCCCTGCATCGCCGGGCCGGACAGCGCCAGCGCCGCCGCATCGTCCGCAGGGAGCAGCGTGATGGCCAGTCCCGGCGCTTCGTCACCCGCACCATCGTCAAGGCTGTCCATCGCCCCCCAGGTGCCAAGCGTCGCGTCCTCACCGGTGTAGATCTGCCCTAGCAGGCTCAGATGGGCAGAACCGTCCAGCAGGCGCATCACATGCCCGCCGTCCATGTTCAGGGTCAGCGCCGCGAACACGGTCACCACATCCTTGGTCAGTTCGGCGTCCAGCGCCGGGGAAAGATCGGTCACGCCCGCTCCGTCACGGTGAATTTCAGCCCCACGGTGCAGGCCGTGTCTACGCTCCAGTCGCGCTGATTGCCGTCAAGCCAGCCCTCGATGACGGGGCGCGCCAGTTCGACCGCTTCTTCACCGGACAGGAAAGTGCGCATCGGCGTGGTCAGCAACACGCTGGTGTTGCCGGCCGCGTCCGCGATCGCGTTTTCCGCCGCGAAGTACAGGTAGGAACGGCCTGCCACCGTCACGTTCAGCGCCTGCCCTTGGCTGACGGCATAGCGCGGCGTCAGCGCCTTCAGCGCCAGCGTGGTCCCGCCCATATGCCCGCCGTTGACCAGCGGCGCTCCCGGCGCGCCCACGCGAAACCCGGGCTGGCGGTACCGCACACGGCCACCTTGGCGCTGCGCCATCTGCAACAGCGCAATGGCCCGGCGCCCTTCGGACTCGTAAGTCATCTCCGGGGTGGAAAACCCCTGCGAAAACCGATCGCCCATCCGGCCTACGCGCTGCGTCACGCCGGCGCCCATCGCGGGCTCCTGCAACACTGCCCAGCTCAGCAACGCGGGATCAGCGGCCATGCAGCGCAGCTTGGTCAGGTCGATCATCAGCTGCGCCCCAGCTTGCGGTTGCCCTTGCGCACACTGGTCTTCCGCTCGCGCGCCATGGTCATGTTCGCCCGGTTCGATGCGGCGTTGTCCACCTGGCCCCAGAACTCTTCGGAGGGCAGCGTGTACGAGATGTAGGTATCCCCACCGCCCCCGCCGCCCAGTTCTGCAAGTTCGCGGTTGGAAATCACCTGCGATCCCCTCGGCATGTCCACCAGCTCTGGGCCGTACTCGCCCACCATGGACAGTCCGCCCATCGCAAAGCGAGTGCCCTTGGCGAACCGCGGCACAGCGCTCAGCGTGTTGTCGCCCGCCACGCTCAGCGGACCGCCGCTGCCACCCAACACGTTGATACTGCCTTCCCACGCGGTCCGGCCTCCTCCGCCGAACAGGTTTAGCGCATTGCTCAGCGATCCGACGATGGCCTTGCGGATCTGGATGCGGATCAGGTCGGCGATGATCTGCTGGGCCACCTGCTTGAACACGTCGCCCAGCTTCTGCGTTCCGGCGATGGCGTTGGCTATGCCGTCGTTCAGACCCTCCATCGCGTCCACCTGCACGCCTTCCATGGCATCGTTGATGTTCGCCACGTCCGCCCGCAGGTTGTACTGATACCGCTGCATGGGCGTCATCGTGCTGAGCGATTGCTGCTCACGCTGGGCCGCCAGCTTCGATTCCAGATCGGCCCGCGCTTTCACGGCGTTGGCTACTTGCCCGGCAGCGATCTGCTCTTCAAGGCGGCTCCGCTCGATGTTCTGCAACATGACGAGCGCGCGTTCCTCCATCTCCGCACGACGGCGCGTGTTGGGCTCGATCACCGCCCAGGCCTGAAGAGAATCCGCCTGCCGCGCTAGCATGTCTGCGGACAGGCGGGCCTGCTGCTCGGCATCGCGGCGCAGCTGCTGCTGGTACAGCAGTCCGTTGCCCACGGTGATGTCACCGTTCGCGCTGGCCTGCGGGCCGTACAGCGCTTCCAGCTTCTTGCGCTGCTGGGCCTTCTGCGCGTTGGTCAGCTTCTTGTCTGTCTCGATCTCCGCGTAGCGCTGGGCCTTTTCCAGATCGAGCATCTGGCCTTCCAGATCGGCGCGATCCTCGGCCGTGGTGGCAAGGTCTAGCCGGGCGCGCAGGATCTCCATGTCGTAGCGGCCAAGCGCTTCCGCCTGCTCGGCGGTGGTGGCCATGTCAGGGGCTTTCTTCTGCTTGCCCTTTGCAGGTTTTTTGGGATCGAGAAATGCGGAGATCGCCTCGCGATCCCCGTCCAATGCCTTCTCCAGCAATTCGAACTTCTTGAGGTTCTCTCCTTCCACACCAAGGTCTGAGATAGTTTTCCCGAGGCTGAGGAATTGCTTGTCGGTGATCTTGCCGGATTCGCGCAGCTTATCCAACGCCTTCACGGCAGCATCGGTATTCCAGCCCGCCAGAACGGACGTGGCAACACGCGCCGAGGGCGTCAGCATCGATCGATTGACCTTACCGCCAGCCAGTGCCTCGGCGGCGCTGCCAGCCGTGACGCCCTTTCCGACAAGGGCATCGACCGTGGAACCGCCGTACTGATTGGTCAGGCCCTGCAATTCGGCTCTCGCATCCACAATTTTGCGGCGAGCATCGATCTGTCCCGCGATCGCCTGCGCGCGAGCAAGGCCCATCAGCGCTTTCGACTGCGTCGTGATCTTGCCTGTGGTGAGATCCATGACATTGCCGAGGATGCTCTGGGCGTCAGCCATCGCGTTGGACGCAAATTGCACGTCTTTCATGGCATCTTCGGTTTCGAGCAATTTTGGGATCAATGCCGATAGAACGATGATGCCCGCCGTCACTGCGATCCCCCATGGCCCTGCCATGAAGGCACCGAACCGGGATGTTGTAGTGGTCATCAGTTGGACAGCCTGGATGACCTGACCGGATTGAGACGCGAAGATCTGCATGGGCTTCGAACCCATGGCCCACATGGTGGCGATGTCGTTTAGCTGGAAGGACAGCTGCTGCATGCCCGCCTGCGCCTGGGCATTGGCGGATGCTGTCTTGCTGATGTTCTGCTGATACGCCACGTGCGCCGTCTTGACGCTGGCAGCCCATTCCTTCTGGGAAATGACGCCCAGCTTCAGCGCCTGGTCTAGCAGTTTGATCTGCTGGCGATACCCCGCCGCCGCGGTGGCCGCCGGGTTCAGCTCCGCGCGAAGCGTATTGAATTCGCGCACCAGCTGGTTGGTGGTGATGCCCACGTCCTTCGCGGCCAGCTTCACTTGCGTGAAGTCGGCCTTCCAGCCCCGCGTCGCAGCGGAAAGGCGCGTCTGCGCTTCGGCAAGGCTGCTGGCCCAGCGGGCGGAATTGATCGTCAGGTCGACATTGGCCGAACCGATCTTGATGCTCATACGCGCTTCGCCGCGCGCTTCGCGGCCCTCTCTGCGGTCTTCACGATTTCGGTTTCCAGATTGTCGATGACGAAGTTGATCGCCGCCTGCACCTTCGTCTGGAAGGCGGGCCGCATGAACGGAAAGGCGCGGGCGCGGATCGAACCGAACTCCAGCGGTATGGCCTTGCGGTTGGCGGTGCCCATGAACACGCGCACACCGCCGCTGGGCTGCTCCCGCATCTCCGCCGCCGCGCCTGCGGTCAGGTTTGTGCCGATCACGATGGAATCGCGCAGATACCCTTCGTGTCGCGGGGCAAGCCGCTTGGCCTCATCCCGCATCGGCTCCAGCGCCTGCATCGCCATCCGGCGCAGCAGGGTGCGCTCGGTCGCCTTCTTCAGGTCTTCCAGGCTCTCCAGCACGTTGCTGCTGATCTGGAAGTCGAAGATGTCCTCCGCCATCGCACGCTCCACGCCAGAAAGCCCCCGGCATCGCTGCCGGAGGCGGTTGAAATTGATCACTCGTCTGCGAAATCAGATCAGCAGGGACAGGCCCCGCCGCACCATCCGGCCCGCGCCGCTCTTGTACGGCGCAAACCCCATGCGGGACAGCGCGCGGCCGAACCCGGTCTGGGTTTCCGGCACCCGCTTTCCTTCGGCGCACCATTCGCCATAGCTGGCGTACAGGTCTCCGGCTGCCGCCTTCGCCTCCGGATCGCGCACGCAGCATTCGGTTACCCAAGCCGTCACGTTGTCGGCGGCAAGCACCATGCCATCCGGTTCGTAGGCGATCATCGCGGCCGGCGGCACCGGCAGGCCCAGCACCCCCACCATCCAGCGCCCGGCGTCGGGGCCGAACATCCGGCGATAGGCTTCGCACACTGCAACCTTCCGCGTCATCTCGCCGATCGGCGGCACCGCCGTATCGTTGCTGGCGCGGACAGGGCCGTCGAGCAGCGCCCGCTCCATCGCATCGAAGGCATCGATCCACCGGCTCTTGATGGCCAGTGCCTTCGATCCGGAGAAGCCCATCACCAGCAGCATAAAGCCCTTGCGGTCCATGTCGAACCGGCGGGCCATTCGAGTGCCACCAGAGCCTGCGACCGCAGGATAGGCTTCGACCTCAAAATTGAGGGCGAACCCCGACTGATCCTTCAGCATCGTATCAATAGCGCGCAACACATTGTCATGGCGTTTGCCGAACTCGGCTGCCACATCGCGACTGTCCGCCACCACGCGGCCCTCGGCCACCCGGACCAGCGCGTTCACGCCGCCACTCCGTTCTCAGTCAGGCGGATCAGGTCAGCCTTGATCAAAGCCAGAATATCGCCTGCCTCGTGGTTATCCCATTCGTCCGGCTGCGCCGCTTCCAGCTTCGCCATCACGGCTTTCACCGATTGGACCGGCATCCGCAGCATCGTGATGTAGGCGGAGGAAACCGCACTGACATGCCAGCCCCAGCTCTCGTCGGACATGTCGCAATCGGTCACCCATGCCTGGTGCGCGTTCCGCCACGTGGCGTGTGCTCCCCAGAATTGCGCGTCCACAGGCGCAGCCGCTATCACCGGCATCGCCGCGATCGGCATGGCCACAAGCGCGCCGGTGATCGCGGCCCGGCGGGACAGCCTCGTCATCGCACCGTCTCCACCAGCGCCAGGGCCGTCGCCAAGTAATCCTCCGCCTCGGCCAGTTCGCATTCCACGTTCGCTTCATCGCGGCGCAGCGTATCCCCCACGCTGGCGATGGAGATCAACGCGTTGACCGCGCCGTTCGCCAGCGGCTGCAACACCTTGGGAAACTGCACCGCCTCGATGTTGGCAACCAGAATGTCGGCGGCATCGGACAGCGCCTCGTCGGTCATGCCCGGCGCGGCGATCCGCAGGGTCGCCACCTCGCGATGGGAACAGAACAGCACGTCCAACCACGGGGTGGACTTTCTGCGGAAAAATCCGGTCGCAGCGACCAGCAGCCCCGTGCTAGGGGCGAAATCAGCCTGATACATGGGTGACTCCATGTTGATGGTTAGGGGCGGAGGAGTGCTCGAACACTCTTCCGTCCCCGCTTTTATCGCGCTATAAAATGCGCGTGTCAATAAATCCTGCTAAAAAACCGTCCCGTGGCCGCCCGCGTATCGACAGCGAGGCAGTGAACATTCGAGTTGAGCGCTCGCTCCTGGACTTGCTGGATGCTTGGATCGCTGACCAGAAAGATGCTCCGTCAAGGCCTGAGGCAATTCGTCGTCTTCTCAGGGCAAAACTTTCAGTCGAGAGCTGATTTCGCGAGTAGGGTGGTACCAAGCGACTCCAAACTCCCATCGCGAATTACATCAACGATTCTTAAGCATTCGAAGTATGCTTCTTCCGATTTCAGCTTATTGTCCCGCAAGAACCCGAGGACATATCCTTTGCGCCACGGTTTTCTATTCTCTCCGATCGGAGGTTTAACCGTGTTCTCTAATAGCAGCGCATCGCCTTTACTAATTCTCTCATCGATGGTTGTTCCCATCAACGTCGAGTAGCCGCAGCTATAGGCGCTCTCTGTTGAATCTGGATATCGCTGCGCATTGCTGGGCAGGCTTTTGTAGAAGATCTTCTTAACAGTTGTGTGCTCGCCGATGCCACGGACGTTCACGCATGTGTAATTTCCTTTTTCGCCCCAGCAGCGCTCGGCTTCAGGCATCGAAGTATCGCCGACAAGGCGACGTTCGAGACGAAAGAATCCGCCGCCGGGCGCTGGCTCCCAAACAATCGGATCTCGGCTATCGCGTGCATCAGGTTCTGCACCGCAGGCCGCGACTGCCATGACCAACAAAAGAAAAGCGATTCGCATAACGGCATGAATACATCACGCAGCGTTACGTTCTACCCTTCCGCACCTTCCTGATCCGCAACGGCATCCCGCTGGCCTTCATCGCCTTGAAGATGCCGTGCAGTTCCTTGGGCGACTGCCTGCGCGCCTCCCGCCGCAGGTAGTGGTCCACCGGCTTCAGCCCGCCTTTGCTCTGCGTCAGCGCCGTGAACGTCGCCGTCATGTGGGCCTGCCGCAGCCGGCCGTCCGCCTCTGACCGCAACCGCTTGCGCACCCCGCGCATCGCCATCTGGAAATGCCGCGGCGTCTGGCGCCAGAACCGGTCCGGATCGAAACCGGCCTGGCACCACATGGCGAAGAAATCGGGGACCGTTAGTTGACAGTCGGCACGCTCTCCTTCGCCGTCTGCACGTTTCCCTCCGTTTCCTCGGCCTGCGCGCCGAACCGGCCGATCAGGGCCAGCACGGCTTCCACTACCTTCACCGGGCCCAGGGCGGCCACGATCGCCAGCGCCTGGTCTGCCGTCATCTCGGGATGTTCGCTGATGGCAAGGCCCTTCACCACCAGCGCGATGCGGCTCATCGTTTGGGGCACGCCGTCGGCGCTGAACAGGTCCACGCCCAGTTCCTCGCACATGGCGATCCCGGCGAAGTTCAGCCGCAGCGTCACGGCCTCGCCTTCAACTTCCAGCGCCGTGCGCGCGTCGAACGGGGCCAGCATCAGGGCGTCTCGTCTTCTTCGGCGGTGGTGGATGCGCTGGTCGGCTTCATGGTGATCTGGAAGCGGCGCTTTTCGTTGGCGTTATTCAGGTACTTGAGGTTGTAGAACAGCGCCGAACCGGTCACCTCGTAGGTATCCTCGCCCTGCGGCAGGACGATGCGATAGGGCAGCGCCCCCTCCGCCGCCTCGGCCGCCGCAAGTGCCACCTGCGATGCCGATCCCAGTACGCGGTTGCCGCTGATGGTGAATTCCGCACCTTCCTTCAGCGGGTGCTTCTTGAATTCTTTGACCGCTACGGTGTCGAAGCTGCTGGTTTCGTACAGCGTCGTGGTGAAATTGGGCTCTTCGGGGATGTCGTCGACTTCGGCGACACGCACGGGCGTGCCGGCGATCGTGATCCACAGCTGGGAGCCGTGGCCCGTCGTCACTTCTGAAGGCATGGTACTATGCTCCTGCTTTTCCGCGCCAGAATGTCGCGTCGATCATCTGGCGGTGGATGAACTTGATCGGCGCTGTGGAGGACGGGGCGTCCTCGCCCCGGTCCATGACGTTGTTGATCTCGGCGTGGTCGAAGCGGGTTCCGCCGACCACGGCGTAGGGGGCGATGCAGGCAATCACCGCGTCGCGCAGCGCGCAGGCATCGGTATGCCGCGCGCCATAGCAATCCAGCTGCACCCGCGTGTCCCACAGGCTGTGAAACCCCTCCAGGTGCTGCCCCCGGTTGTCGGACACCACCAGCAGGACCACGCTGGGCGGCTCTTCCCCGTCGGGGCGCAGCGCCCAGTGCACCTTTCCAGCGGCAAGTTCGTCCACGGCGGCATCGTCCAGCAGGCGCTTGCGCAGATCGGCCTCGAAGCTCACAGCGCGACGCCCAGAGTCGTGATCTCGATTTCACCCCGGCTGATCGGCGCGATCCCGACGATGCTCCACGCCATGCCGTTCCAGACGATCCGGTCGCGCACTGTCAGATCGCGCGTCAGGCTGTTGTCCAGCACCTGGAACGTCGCCGGCTGTGCACCCGCCTGGACGGCGCCGGATCGACGCTCATAGCCGGTGCCGAACAGCACCCGGGACCACTCGCGCCCGATCTCGGCCCAGTCCGAAACCTGCTCGCCGTGATCGTCCTCTGCTGCGCTGGTCCGTTCGATCCGCACCAGCTTGTCCCGCTGCCCCGCCGGCCGCATCAGATCAGCACCCGGCGAAAAGGCGAACATAGCTGACGAACGCCGAACGGCACCTCGCCGGTGGAACCGCTGTCGACCACCGCTTCGCGATGCATCCAAAGGTGCCCCAGGAACATCTTCGCCGCCATCAGCAGCGACCGCGGCGCGCCGTTGGCGGGATATCCCGCGCTGAATTCGATAACCACCGATCCCCCAACCCCGGTAGGCCACCGGCCATTGATGGCAGGGAGCACATCGCCCGACGCGGAAAAGCGATAGTTGCTCGCCACCCCGATTACCTCCACCCCAGCCCCATCGCGCCAGGTCACCGCCGAGATCTCTGTGACTGGTGAGACACTCAGCATCAGCGGAATGCTGGCAGCGCATGGAAATGCCTGCGCCCGCCACCGCAGGCCCGTCATGGGCCCAAGCCGCACCGCGCAATACTGCTCGATGAATTCGATCGCCGCGTCGCGCAGCACCTTGATCAGATCGTCTTCATCGGGACTGGTAACCCGCAGATGCTTCTTGCACTCCGCCAGCGGTAGCAGGGCATCGCTGTACCCGTTCGGAAACGGCGCATGCAGCAGCTCGAAGATCATCTGCGGGTCCGGTCAGCCAGCGTGGTCAGTCGTCGCCCTTGAGGTTGCGTTCCACCGCTTCCTCCTGGCTGATGGTCGGATCGTTGAAGTCGATCTGATTGCTTTGCTTCGGCACCTCGGCACGGGGATTTGCGTCGACTGCCGGGTGCGAGGTATCGATGCCTTCCAGGATCTCGGGCTCGACGATCGCGCCAGATGCAGCCACGTCAGTCGCCGGGGTCAGATTGTCTTTGTTGGCCAGTTCCTTGTCGTCCGACTTAGCCTTGGTGTCTTTGGTTGCGGTCATGCGAAAACTCCTTCGATTGCCACCCCTTCAGGTTCGCGCACTCGGCGCGAGCCGGAAGGAGGGCGGACGCGACCGAGGCCGCGCCCGCCTGTTTCGTCAGGCCTGCTTGATGGCCTTCATGTATTCGGGGTTCTGCACGCCGCCGCCGACGCGCTTGGTCGTGTAGAAGTGGACGTAGGGCTTGTTGGTGAACGGGTCGCGCAGGACGCGAGTGCCGAAGCGATCAATGACGAGGTACGTCTTCTCCATGTTGCCGAAGAGCACCGTGACGTTGCCGGTCGCGAGCGTCGGCATGCCGGACACTTCGACCACCGGATAGCCAACCAGGTTCTGCGGCTCACCCGCAACGTAGCTGGGCTGCCACAGGTAGTTCCCCTGGCCATCCTTGAGCTTGCGCAGCGCGCCCAGCGTCGAACGGTTGAGGTAAAACTTGGCGTTGTCCTCGCGCTCGCTGGGCATCGAGTAGACCAGCGTCAGCAGCTCGTCCGCCGTGATTGCCGCGGCGCCGGCAACAGTGGTCGTCGCAATCGCGCCGAACGGATGCTTCGCCGCGTTGGCCGCGCCGGTGACGTAGGTCAGGATGCCGAACGGCTTGTTGACGCCGTTGCCGGAGATGAAGGCAATGTTCTCCTGGATGGCGAACTCGCCGTCGACCTCACTGGTCAGCCACTGTTCCAGATCGAAGCCGGCATCGTCCAGCATGCGCTGGGTGATGGCCGGGTTCGCGTAGATCTCGCCCAGGTCGAACTGAAGCGTGGACAGGCCGGGGGTCGTGGTTTCCGGGCGCGCCGCAGTCTCGCCGACCCAGCCGGAGCCCACCACGCCATCGTTGTAGACGCGGATGAAGCCCCGGTCGCCCACAGTGATGACCTGCGCGTTCTCCCGGATCGGGCTACGCTGCTTCAGCTTGTCGGTTATCGTGCGGTCCCACTCGATTGGAACGATATAGCCGCCAGCGGAGTCGGTTCCTTCCGACATGGCCGCCTGAACGGTCGGTTCCACGCCCTTGCGGATGTAGGCAGAGATCTGCTCGGTATGCTCGGGATTGGTCGGACCGACGCCATTGCCGCCCAGCTTGGCGGCGGCCAGCTGCTTCATGACGTCGTCGAGAGAGGATTCGAGCGCGGAGACGTCGCTGTTGATCCGGTCGAACTTGGCGACGTCGAGCGGGTCGATCTTCGCCTCGATCTTGTTCAGGCGCGTGTCGTTGGTCTCGCGCATCTCCTGCACGGCGGCCTGAATTTGCGCGATCAGCGCCTTGGGGTCGGATGCATCGGCGCGAGGAGCGGCCTGTACCGCGCGGGGAGCGGGCATGGCGGCGAGAGCGGCGAGCGAGGTGCCCGCCACGAAGGCGATCTTTTTCATGGGCAGTCCTTGAGTTAGCGGCCGGTGACGGCAGCGAGGAGGGAGGTGAGATCCGCCTGAATATCGGCGGTCTGGTCACCGGCAGCGCCAGGCGTGCCGTCATCCGGGGCAGCGCCGGGCGTGCCCTTGATTTCGTTGATGCGCGCTCGCGCCTGACTGCGGGACATCCCGGCAGATACGAGGGTCAGTTCCATGGAGCGCAGCTTGTTGGCGGACTGCTCGCGGGCCTTCGCGTCGTCGTCCACCTTCACCTGATCGGCGGGAAGCAGCGCGTCGGCGAAGCCCCGCTCGATGGCAACCGACCCGCTCATGTACGATTCGGCGTCCATCCACTTCGCGCATTCCGCAGCGGAGCGGCCACTGCGCGCGGCGTAGACCTCGGCCATGGCCTGATCGAAGGGCGCCAGCCACTCGCTGGTCTCGGCCATGTCGTGACGGTTGCCGATCGCCATGACCCAGCAATTGTGGATCATCAGGAATGATGCTGCCCCGATCTCGACCCGGTCACCGGCCATTGCGACGATGGAGGCAGCGCTGGCCGCCATGCCCATCACCTTGATCGTGACGGGCTGCGCATGCTCGCGCAGCACGTTGTAAATCGCGATGCCCTCGAACATGTCCCCGCCAGGCGAATTGACCTGCACTTCGACGGGACGATCGCCGATCGCGCGCAGCTGGGAAGCCACCGACTTCGCGGTTATCCCGCCGCCGGACCAGAAGTCCTCGCCGATCACGTCGAACATGGTGATGGTGGCGTCGCCCTGCGCCAGAGCGCGCAGGCCTGCGGCATCCTCGCTCCACCGGTCCAGTACCGATGGCATCGTCAGCGCGGATATCTTGCGATCGGCCGGCACAGGCAGCGCGCCGGGACGCGCCATCGCCATCACGCGAGGGGAATTACGCATCGTCAGTTCCTTGCATCCATGCCGGGGTGTCGCCCCAGGGCTCGGGGTTCATGTCCATTTTCTCGCGCGCCTCATTCGGCACCATGAAGCCGCCAGCGCCTGGTCCACCGATTGCCTTGGCGAAGAACTCCGCCTGATCCTTCAGCGAGCCGCGTAGCAGGGCGGCTTCGTTGAACTTGGCGTAGTAGCTGTCCCGTTCGGCATCGCTGAGAAGCGAGGCCGCGATCGTCTCTTCCCAGGCATTGAACCATGGCAGCAGGCAGTAAGTGACCAGGAACAGGCCCAGCTGCTCGATGCCGCTACCCCAGCTGGTCTCGTCGAACATCAGCAGGGGCCGGGGGACGCCGGTATAGCGGCTGACCTCTTCAGCCTGGTGCTTGCGCTGGGCGAGGCCCTCGGCATCCTTGCCCGTCGCCCCGAACGGTTTGACCTGCATGCCCTCTTCGGCGACCACCCATCGACCCGCGTTCTCGGTCCCGACAAAGCGCTCTTCGAACTGGCCGCGCAGATTCAGCACGGCCTCGGGCGACAGAGACTTCGGATGCTCCAGCACACCGCCGACGTAGGCACCGTTGCGCAGGAGGCGCGCTGCGGCCTCGTCCGTGACCTGCGCGAGGCCCAGCGCCTCGGCAGCTACCTTCAGCAACCCGTCCCCGCAGATGCCGTCACTGGACCAGGGCGCTCGCAGATGGAAGATCTCGCTGGGCTTGAAGCGCTTTACCCCGCCCACCTTGGGCTGATACTCATAAGCAAGCGTGAAATCGTCACCCAGCACCGGCCGCACGCGCGCGGGGTCGAGCGGAGCAAGGGCCTGGACACCGCGAACGCCCGGCACCTTGTACGCATAGGCATTGCCGCGCAGCAGGGCACGGCCCTGCATGTAGCTCTTGAACTGATACGGCGTCTGCCAATCGTTCGGCTTCGTGCGCAACAGCTTCCAAACCGGGTGGCTGTCAGCCTTATCCCGCTTGTCGCCCCGCTTTACATGCAGGTTCAGCGGCAGCATGCCGATGGTGGACGCGATCAGGTTCACGGCGCGAAAGAAGGTAGCATTGGACAGCGCCGACTTCTCGGTCACCGCGCGCCCGGCACCATATGCATATCCGCCGCGCAGATAGTCCGGCAGGCTCTCCGCCTTGAGATCGACGACTGAGTACGCCCGCGGCGAAGCGCCAGCTGCGTGCATGCCTGCATCGCGCTGGGGCGACGCGCTCCACGCCCGTTCCCGCGCTGCGGCTTGAGCCGACAGGCGATAGCCGCTTACGATGCTCATAGGACGACCAGCCCGCGGCTTTCGTAGACCGACGTCGAATTATCGTTCGCGGCCACGGGATTCAGCTCAAGCAGCTTCGTGGCGTTCAGACCAGCCATGAACGGGTCGATCTTGCCCGTCCCCTGGGTGTTCTTCACGATCATCACGGTTTGCCGTCCTAGCTCTTCCTTGGCGTTGCTGACGCACCAAGCCATCATGGCCGACCCGTCATGCAGTGCGCCGGAGAATTTCAGTTTTCGCGCGAGGCCCACGATAGCCGACATAAGGCGATAGCCCTGACCGACCGACACTACCGCAGGAGCCTCAAGGCCGATTTCCGCCAATGCGTCGACAAGGTCGCTGACACCTTGCGGGTCCAGACCGATCGCGCTGGCTTCGGGGAGCAGACCACTGTCCTTCACCTGCTTGATCGTCGCTACGATCTCACGGATGTCCTGCGGGCGCTCATAATCGGCCTCGTCTTCACCCAGACCATCGTCGGTCATGACCTCATCACAGATGACCAGATCGCCGGCTTTCTGATAATCGAGCAGCTGCGCTACGATTTCCTTGCGGCGGGCCAGAACGTCAGGCCAGCACCAGGCTTTGAACCAGTAGAGCCAGCGCCCGGTACCGCGCTCGCGACCGGCAACGCACAGCCCGTAAAGGTCGTCCAGTCCGCCGCCGTCGACGCCAACCACGACGACTTCGCAGCGGGCTAGCAAGCTGGTCAGGGTCAACGTGCTGTCTGCACGCATTTCCCAGTAATCCGCGCCGCGCCAGCGATCCCGGCGTAGCCGCATGCCGATCTCGACATTGAGGTGCTTCGCGAGGAAAATCTGTAGGCCTTCGCCTTCGCCGATCTGTTCCTTGGCCAGCTCGGCCTTCAGCCACTCCACCGTTACCGACCGGTCGATGTGGGGGTTGGTGACGTAGAAGAATGCGGGGTCCAGGTACGTCTCAGCGTCCAGGAGCTCCAGTGGCCACTCGTAGAGCATCGCCATGGTGGCGGGATCGTCGATCACCCCGTCACGAACGTCGCGGAAATATGCCAGCTTGGACTTGAACACACCGGCGGGCGGTTCGTCAGAGTGGGTGGTGATGTACAGCGTGAATGCCTCGGGCCGTGCCGAACCACCGCCCAAGGCTTCGCGCAACATCGCCGCAGCCTTCGGCTTCTTACCGAAAAGCCACAGCTCCTCGATCAGCGTAATCGACGCCTTGCCACCAGCCACCGTATCGCTGTCGGCAGCAATGACCTTCAGTACCGCACCGGTGTCCAGGTGCTTGATCTGCCGCTGGTGCTCGACGACCTTCAGCACCACAGACAGGTCCGGGTCGGCGCGGACCATTCCCATAGCGGGCTCGAAGCTGTTGTTGGCGACTTCCAGCGTCGGCGCCAGGATCTGCAGGATCGCGTTCGGGCGCCAGTTTACTATCAGCGCCGTCACCATGATGCCGGCCGCGATCATCGACTTGCCATTCTTTTTGCTGATCAGGAGCATGAACTCCTTGATCAGCCGCTTGCCCGTGTCGGGATCTTCCGCACCGAAGATGGCTGCGACCAGGTCGAACACGAACTGATCGCAAACTTCGCCCAGCGTCGGGTGCTGGCCGCTCTCGTTCTTCGGCAGGTCGACCACCTGCAAGGACTTGAAAACCCCGAGGGCATCTTCGGCCTTGCTGGGGAACAGCGGCTCACAGGGCACTAGGCTTTCGCGCGCCACGATCCGCTCCCGCCAGTCTGGGCAGGCGGTAGACCAATTCAGCGCGGCAGCCATGCCGTCAATTCAGCAGCATAGGCGGCGGCGTGCGCGCAGCAAACTTGCCGCTGGCGCTGGCGGCCGCTTCCTTGGCGGCTTCCTTCTTGCCGAGGCGCGGTGCCGGCGGCGCATCGGTTCGCCCGCGATCCTTGATCTTCTCGCCCATGGTGCGGACCTGCTCCGCCTGGATCATCCCGGCCAGAGCCTTCTCCGCAGGTACGCTGCCCGCCTCGGCAGCATTGTTGAGCCGCTCCAACTGGCGCGCCCGCATCATCAGCGGCGCGTGGCCAGCCCGGGCAATTTCGTTAAAATAATGCTTGTAAAACGTGGGCTTAGTGATGCCGAGCACCTTGGCAATGTCGACCGCCTTATGCCCGCACGCGAATAACAGACTGACTTTGTTGGAATTCTCGGCGGTCCATACATGCGCAGGCCTACCGCGACCCTTTTCAGGCAGCAGCGGCAGGCCGAACATGTCGGTCTGGCCCTCAGAAATTCCGTCGTCCGACAAAAAAAATCTCCGAATGAGAGGGGCGGCGGTCATGGGGCCGCCGGGCCTCCGAACTTTCGACCACCCCCCTCCGTTCAGCCTTATCGCCGTCTGCCTGAACCATCCGGTCAGGGCGCGGGTCAGCGCCCTCCCCTCGCCCGCCTCGCCCTAGCCTCGGCCGTCTTGGTGTTGTGGCAGGGGGTGCAGAGCCATTCGAGGTTGGCAGGGTCCAGATCGGCGCCGCCGTCCTTTCGCTCCTGCTTATGATCGAGGATCAGCCGCTTGGTCGATCCGCATACCGCGCACCACTTGTTGGGCTGGCGCTTGCGCGCCTCTGCCCACTCCGCCGACTGGTAGAACCGGTCCGCCACCTTGGGCATCGCCTTCACCCGTGAGGGCAGCGCCCCGAGGCGCGAGGGCATGGACTTGAGGCGACCCATCACGGTTCCAAACGGAACGGGCGGCAGGAGCCTAAGCCACTGCCGCCCGCCATCACGAGGGGAGAGAGCCGACCGTTGTATCCGCATACGTCGATCAGCGTGCCCACTGGCTACACCGGAAAGCTGTTCAAACGGACACCCAATATTTTCGTGTTCAAAATCTGGGACTCTTGACGCGTTGAACACAGGGACAACCACGATTCGTTGGCACTGCCTCTTGTTCAAACTGCCACCGCCGCCCGCTCCAACTGCACGGCAAGCCGCCCGATGGCGCGCTCATAGGCCTTGCGCATACCGTCGCTGGTGGTCGGCAGCACATCGCGCCGGGCAAGGTTGTAAAGCTCGCCACCCAGCGCGCGGAACACACGATCCCATCCAAAGCCATCAGGCCCAGGCCATCGTTTCATCACGATCACGCGGCCGACCAGCGGGCGGTGCCCTTCCGGAATCGCATTGGCCAGCGGCCGCTCGCCGGTGAGCATGCGCTCCACGAGGTTGGCGCAGCGCCTGGTCAGCTGCGGCGACGGGCTGGCATCCACATCGGCATAGTCGGCCTGCAGATCGCGCACGATGGCAGGCCACGCCGAGCGCTGCCCTGCGGCGAGGAAGCCGCGCTCCCGATCCGGCATCGCGCCGAGGTACTCCACGGCGGCGGTCAGGGTGTCTTCGGCTTCCTGCCACGTCACCAAAGTCATTCATTTTCCCCTTTTATCAACAACCATGATTTGAAGATGGGATGAGGTACGGACGGTACGGACGGTTGGTAGGTTATGGGGCTACGCGTAAGGCGCGCAGGCGCACATGTAAGGGGCCAGAACCCTAGTGAACCGTCCGTAACCGTCCGTAATTGCCGAAAAACCCAGCATTTGCGGGGCCTTACCATACGGACTGTTGGCCTTTAAACCGACCGTAAACCGACCGTAAAGCCGTCCGTATCGAGCGCGATTGGTCCCAGCGGCGGTGCCAATCAGGTTACGCGCAACCGCGCCGCCCTGCAATATACGGACAGTTGAACCCCAACCGTCCGTAACCGTCCGTACCTTGGAAATTGCCGCCTGCATTTCAGTCGTCACCCAGCAAATCGTCGTCATCGAAACCGCGCCCAGCCCAGCTTTCATGCTGATCAAAGCCGCCCGTTCCATGCGAGAAATCGCGAGCCGGCTCCGCCGGCTGCTCGGTTGCCCTATCGGGGTAATCCAGACCGTTTCCACCCGGATGGGCGTTCGGGTCACGCAATCGGATGCCCACCCGCACCTTGTTGCCCCGTCCGTCCTTTTTGCCGATGAATGTTCGCTGCGACAGATCGCGACCGAACTTGGTCGGCGTCCATTTCTTCCGCGTATCCTCATCGATGTCGTTCCGCTCCATCCAGGCGCGGAAGTCTTCGAGCAGCACCTTGGATGACGTCTGCGCTTCTCGATCGTTGGTTTCGCATCGCTCGCCCAGCCATTCGCCCAGCGGACTGGATGACGCCCAGAAGTCGGCCAGCTGCTCCGCCTCGATCTGCGGCACAGGCACACGTCGATCGCCAAGCCATTCAAGGCAGCCTTCGATCATCCAGTTCAGGATGCCACTCAGCTCACTGGTGAGTCGCTTGAACAGCTGGGCAGGAGGCTCGAACCCATCTTTTGTTTTGGAAAGGTCCACTGGCCACCGGATGAGGCGGAAACGGCGCCGGAAGCCCTTGTCGTCACCGGGCATGTTCGGCGTCGGATTGACCTCCACGAACAGCTTCCAGCGCGGCTTGAAGGTCATCTCGGTTTTCTCGTTTGCCCCGCGGGCTGTGACGTTGCCGCCGCCTGTCACCTGCTTCAGCGTTTCGCCATCCCATGTCGCATGCAGCGGTGGCTCATCGCAAATCACCATGCGAACGTCGCCTGACAGGCGCACAAGGTCCGACCGGTGCTCGCTGCCGCCCTTCTGGAACGCCGCCTTCAGGAACGTCGCCACCTTGGCATGGCGGTAGTAATCGCCGTGCCCATGCGCGATCACTTCGTGCGTTTTCGTCTTGCCATCGCCGCCGGCACCCTTGTGGACGTAGAACTCCTCGCAGTCCGTCAGCCCGGTCAGCGTCTGCCCGTACATGCGCGGAAATACGGCCCGCTGCTCCGGCTCCGGCTGAATCAGCGCCAGGCGCTCCCGCCACATCGGGCACTCGGCCGCCGGATCGTAGACGAAGTTGGAGATCTGCATCAGCATGTCGGTGGGCGCATGGTGCTCCTGGAACAGTACCACCCATTTGCCGTCATCGGCGCGCCGCACGAACCGCAAGGTGCCGTTCTGGACGTTGTATGTCAGGGGATCCTTGTCGAAGTCCTCTGACCAGGCGCGCATCCCCTCCATATCGCGTGCCTGAGACAGCATGGCATTGGTCTGCACGGCATTGCCGCTCTTCATCGCCCACTTGTGCAACATGTCCAGCCTGTCGCTGGCGCGCTCTGGCGTGCACCATTCTCCGTATCGCTCGGCCAGTGCCTTCCCGTCCGACCTCGTGGGATCGCCAAGCAGCTCGCCCAGCGCGAACGCCTCATCGTGGATATGCTGGGCCACCAGGTGCGCCACAGCCCGCGCGCGGAACTGGCCTTCACGCTCCGACCACCTCTGACCATCGAACGCTACCCAGTATCGGTCGTCCACCCACTTGAGCAGACCCTTCGACAGCACTTCAAGCCGCCGCGCATTGCCGTAGTCGTTCAGTTCCCACCAAGCCAGCTCGGCCGGGTCGTCTACGGGAACCTCAATTATCTTGTCGCTCACGTCAGTCCCCTGTTCTTCCGGCTGATCTGCGCATAGGCCAGCGCGTCGCTGACCTTGCGCTGCTTCAGCGTCGGCGCTTTCTTCTCGGCCGGGGCGGGCCCGGCGAACATCTCGACCAGCTTGCTGTCGCCCTCGACCCTGGGTTCAGGCCGCGGGCCTTCACCGATCTCGCGGTAAATCTGGAACAGCTCCTCAGCCGCCAGCATCTGCGGACGGCCATGCTTGTCGCACTTCTCGATCCACATGCAGGCCTCCACGATCTTGCGCGGATCGAACCCTGCAGATCGGGCCCGCTTCAGTTCCAGCGCCATGCCGGCGTTCATCTCGACCCGCTCGGCGCGCAGCTCCAGCATCTTGCTGATGATCGCGCGCAGCTGCTCCTCGCTGGTCGCTCCGGCAGGCGCAACGAACGGCTCGCGATGACGCGGCGCCATGTCGACGTGCGGCGTCGAGGAGCCGGTGATCCCGACGTCCGCCTCATACCGCTCGAGCATTTCATCAGCTTCGTGGCGATCCTCCGACCGCATGGCGAGGCGCTTCAGCAGCTGGCGAATAATCCGGGTATCGTACCCGACCGCCTTGGCCTCGCTGAATACGTCGCTGATGTCCTTGCTGATATCGGCGCGCTCTGCCTGCAGCCGCTGGATGCGTTGGACGAGCCCTCGAAGGCGATCGTCGCTCATGCCGCGTCCTTCATGGAAGCGAGGGCGCGGAGAGCGGCAGCAGTTAGGGCGAGCGCGGGCGAGGCTGCGCAGCTGTCAAAGCCATCAGTCCATTTGCCGCTAACATAACGGTCAACGCGCCCAATCCCTGCCGTCTTGCCTGCTGCGTCCCAAATGGTGCGCGCCATGTGAAGGCACCCCTCCGGCACCAGCGTCATCGCTGCGTCGACGGAGGCGGTGAACGCTGGCGGCTCGTATCGAACGCGCATTTCACCGATGTCGGCAAAATAGGCGTTCCTGGCCTCGTCAAACGTCAAGGCCAACAGCTTGTTGGCAAATTGGAACGGAACAGGCGCGCCGATGGACCGGAACACTGCTGCGTCCAACTCCCTGTCGGCGCCCGCCGCAGCCTCACACCACTCCGCCAATGCGATCAGTTCGCCCCCGGTCATGCCGGTCCCCTTGCGCCAGCTACATCCTGCGCGCTCATAATCCCTCCTGAATTGCATCGTTGAAATCTTGTCCCGGCGGCGGCTGCACGGCCCGCGCGTGGCACCCGATCGCCTGCCAGCCTTTCACGACCAGCTCGGCGCAGATCCGCGCGCGCTCGGCGCCGGTGACCGCGCGCCGCACGATCGGCCCGCCCTTTCGTTCCACCAGCGCTTCGCCGAGGAACGCGCCGGTACTGCGGTGCTTCATGCCCTTCAGCGGCTTCATGTCCGCATCGATGCAGGCCATGACCGGGCCACGGTGCCGCGGCACGGTGAAGCATGGCCGCTCCGGATCGGGTTGCACGCGATAGAGCGGCCAGACGTTGTTATTGAACTTGCGCATCTCGCCCTGCAGGTTGCCGAGGGAGAGGGTCGCAATGCCCACATCGCCGACAGCAGCATCGCCCAGCGCCATGGCCGACAGCACCGTTTCGTTGCCCTCGCCGACCCAAAGGCGGGCATCGGGCCGATAGTCGCCCAGCACAACGCAGCCCCGACCGACCGGGCCGAGCATCCGCCGCTTGGGCAGCCACGGGTCCGACGAATCGGGCTTCGCCCAGGGCGCGCGCCGTTTCATCGTCCCGGTGCCCTCGGGGTTCAGATAGGTGACGTGGACACCCACCGGCACCCATTCCAGCGCGGCGGGATTGCCCACCATCGTCGGCACGCGCACCAGAGCGATTACAGCGGGGGCGTGCAACGCCTTCCGCGGGTCCGATCCCTGCGGCCAGCTGATGCACGGGCAGTCCGACATGTAGAGGAAATGCGCGAGGCGCTCCGCGCCTAACTGAGCCTGCGGTATGCCCCGTCCCATAAAGTACCGGCGCACGGCCTGGTCATTGCGCGCGGCGTTCTTCCATATCCACCGGCCCATATCGATCGGCTCGACCGGTTCGCGTTGCCGTGGCGCGCGCCGAGGCTGATCGACCTTCGCGCGTTGCACGGTGCCCCGCGCCGCGCGATCGTCTCCGCCGGTCTCGCAGATACCCGCCATGCGCTCCAACTCGGCCAGCGCCTCCATGAACGGCCAGCCCTTCAGCTCCATCAGGAACGTGAACATGTCGCCATGCCACCCGCAGCCGAAGCAATGGCCATAGCCTTCGCCGGAATTTGCGGCCTTGACCGAGAACGACAGGGACGTGCTGCCGTGAAACTCGCACTTGCCACGTCGCCGGTCGCTGCTGGCATTGCCGGTCAGCTTCACGTGCCGTTCGATCACCGCGCCGATAGTCAGTCGCCGCCGGACCTCGGCCTTGCGCTCGTCAACCGTCGGCATCGCGGGCCTCCGGATCGCTCGTCAGGTCGCCCAGCAAGTCGCGTGCTTTCTGCAGGGTGCGGACCGCTCGCGCGACATCCAGACCGGGCCCGGCACCACAAAGCTCGCGCGCCTGCCCTGCCATCCGCATGACTTCGGTCGCCAGCAGGCAAACCTGCATCCGCGTCGGCCCCTGCGGGCCTAGATCCGAATGCGCCGACATCACCGCGCCGCCCTGCGATGGACGCGCGTCTTCGGACTACGTTTCGTAGCCATGGTCACCTCATCAAAAACAGGCTGCAATCAGTGCCGGCGGGCGCCGGGCTTCAGGGTCGGACCAGCAGCTGAGCCAGACCACAGGCGTATCCTACCGCCGCGCCGCCGCAGGCGATCACCAGCGCGATCGCGTACAGCGGCAGCATCCGGACGCTGCGTTCTTCGTCTTCTTTCATCACTGGCTGGCCTCCTGCCGCAGGATGTCCACGTATCGGTTCACGCCCTCGCGCCGGACCTGCACGAACCCGCCCTCCACCAGCAGGCGAAGGCGGTAGTCGGCGGCATTCCGCGTGGGCAGCTCCGCCCGGTCGGCCAGAAGGTCCAGGCTGGGGAGCAGGCCGCCGCGCTCTGCGATGTCGGTCAGGACGTGCAGCAGCTTTTCTTCCGGCCGCCCCCGGATCGGACAAGCCGCCGACACCGCGTTCGCCTTGGTCGTGGCCGCGTGGCGCTTCTGCACGAAGTAAAGGAAGCCGCGCCCGGTCGCCTCGCGTTCGCGATGGAGGTAGCACAGACCTTCGTCATGCCACGCGCGTGCTAGTGCCGCCGTGGTTGCGGTCAGGCTGACCGCAGGGCCGATCGCGTAGGTGACGCGCTGGCCTGCACGGGCACGCCGGAAGTTGCGCTCCAACTCGGCCGCATCGACATAGGTCGTCAGCGGTCCGATCCGGTAGTGCGCGCTGTCTCGATCGAGCCGCCCCGACATGATCACGCCGCCCCCGCCTTCATGGCATACAGCGCGTCCAGCAACGCCAGCGAGACTTGGGCCTCATGGATCTGTCGCCGGATCTCTGCGCAGTCGTCTTCGCAGACCTTGCCATCCCGCTGCGCCACCTGGATGGCGGCGGCAATATCGCCGAACTCTGCCATCGCGGAGATCAGCGCTTCGCCAAGGTTCATGGTAGCGCCGTCAACACTGGGCAGCTGGATGGCGACATGGCCCAGCTCGCGCGCCAGAGCCATCAGCACCGCCGGCTTGCTGCCGGCTGCAACACTCACCTCATCCAACGCCAGCACACAGTCGAGCGGCGGCATCGCGGCATGGTTGAGGTTGTTCCAGTCGCCAACGACCGAGCGACCCCGAGATACCGTCGCCGCCGCGCCGTCGATGCCACCGCACACAGCTATGGCCTCACGAACGGCGCGCTTGATGCGGCCCAGGGCGGGGATCATGCCACACCTCCAAGCGAACCGGACATTTCAGATTTTTGTCCGGTAGACCCGTCATGCTGCGATGCGACATTGGAAGCGCTATGAAGCAGTTCATTGAGATCATCTGGCAGCGGCTTTTCATCCGCTTTGGCGGCAAGGCGAAGATGCGCCAACCGCGAACGAGGAATCCCATTCTTCCGCCAGCTATGGACGGTCGACATCGGCGCTTCGACCATCTTCGACACGGCTGAGGTGCCGCCGAGATGATCGATCACAATGTTCGCGAGCAAGTTCATGCCTGTGGAATGCGATATTCGCACTTTGCAGTCAAGTGGGGTGAGTGCGATTTAAGACGTTGCGATAATCGCAGCCCAATTCAGGTAGGGCTTATGCGCCCAGAGGAGATCAGAGCCGAGCTAGACGCTCGAAACATGTCGATCGTCGACCTTGCCGAAGCAATCGGCATGAACAGCAATTACCTAGGGAAAGCTCTACGCGGGGGACGGAAACTCACTGCGGATGAGATGATCGCGATCCAAGGCGTGTTGGCGCCAGAAGATTTGGGGAACCGGATCCGGACCATACCGCTGCTCGGTTCAGTGCCGGCGGGCAAATTTCGTGCTGCCGAACAAATTGGCGGTCGCCGTATCGCTGTTTCCGATCCAGAGACACCGCCCAATGCCTACGCCCTGACAGTGGACGGTAACTCCATGGATCTGGTGGTCCCAGATGGAACCACCTTAACGATTGATCCCGATGACAAGGCACTTTGGCCTGGCAAACGCTACGTAATTCAAACCGAAGATGGGCAGACGACCTTCAAGGAATTCCAGGCCGATCCTGCTCGGCTTGTTCCGCTATCAACCGACGATAGCCACGAAGAAATGCTCCTCGGCAGTGAGCCCATCATCATCCTTGGACGGGTATACTCGTACACGATGCGTGACGTCGACCTTCCTAGGCGGTCTCGCTGACAAACCGCTCATGAAGCTCTTCGATCTCTCCCGGCACTGAGACGAAGAACTTACCCCACTCATCAAATGCCCCCAGGCCCAGCTGAAGCGCGTCTTGCTGCGCCTGCTTTTTCACGCGCCTCCAAGGTGCCTTAGGCTTCCCGAAAACTCGTACCCGATAGAGCAGCATCGTTACCTCCAATCTAGATTCGCTCAAAAGTTCAGCGTCATTATAAGAACAAAAAGCGAACCAATTGAAGGCGTGAAAACGCGGAATGCGATATTCGCACTTTTATCGCTTGACGCCGTAAGTGCGAATATCGCATGTGTTGGTCCATCAGGCACCCCGCCTGCTGGAGAACGACATGCTGAACGTCAGCGCCCCGTACCCGTATGCCGGGTCCACCGCCTACATCGACGACAAGGATTGCCTCGGTAACGACGTCGTTCGCAAAGTTCGCATCATCGAGCATCGGCCCGAAGATCGCGTGCTGATCGGTATTCGCGATCGCCTTGCCCCTCGTGAGTCCGCTAGCGGCAATCGCACCGTCAGGCTCTCCGATCTGCGCGAAACCGAGCAACCTGAAGTCCATCAACCTTCCCCCAAGCCCTCGGGTCGCACCAAGGGCCGCCGCCGGTGAGCCTCGCACTCTCACATGACGACGCCATCGGCGGCACCGTCTCACCCGACCTCGCGCGCCTCAGCCTGCTGGCCGAGGAAGTGAAGGCCGCGCAGGAACATCGCCGCCGCGCTGGCGAGGATTTGATCCTCGCCCAAAAACGGCTGCGCAACGCCACGACACAGGCTGAGGCAGCTGAGAGCCGTTTCCGCGACGCATGCCCCGCCGCCTTCGGCATCGCCGATCGCTCCGTGAACATGCACCCGGTGGAGCAGTGGCTAGCACGCCGCTGCTCCACGTCGTACCGCCTGGCAGTTACGCGGTCATCCAGCCTCTACCGGGATTTCATGGAATGGGCGGTCGGCACCGGCTTGCCGCAGTGCGAACTGGACCGATGGTCGCAGACCCGCTTCGGGCGCGAGCTGACGGATCGTGGCTTCGCACCAATCAAGGATCGCAGCGGCCTTTCCAATCGCCGCGGCATCCGCCTGCGCGGAGAGCCGGACCATGCCTGAAGTCGATCCCATTGCCAGCATCGCACTGGACGAACTTACCCGCCGCACCTCAGCAGCGAAGCGCATGGTCAATGCTGGCGAACTGCCGGCTGCTACCGCCGCGCTGCAGCTGCGTCCATGGCAGGCCATTGCGCTGATCTGCGATGCACCCGGCGTGCTGTCGGCGGACGTCACCGACTATCGCCGCACCATCGTCCATTACCCGGGCAATGGCGCGCCTGCCGTTTACGGACACCTTCTGCCGGAGTCCGAGGCCCGCCGCGATCTTGCCGCCGATCTGTGCCCGCGCAGCATCTGGCGCCAGGCGCTGGAGAAGGCGCGCGACGCTGCGCTGGGTAGGGCCAATACGCCGGATCGCGTCGAACGCGCCCGCAACCTTTGCCGCCTGGCCCGCGCCCTCGACGTGCCGTTGACCGCTGCATCCTGCGCGCGACCCGCCCAGCCCGAAAGGAAGGCAGCGTGAGGAACGGCCTCTACACGCAGACGATCGTCCAACTGACGCACGACGCCGATGCCGCCTTGGCGGATCGCCTAGAGCACTGGTTCCTCTACACCGAATGGTTGTGGGTCGCCCTCGTGCTTCTGCTGGCGATGAGCCTGCCCGGCATCATCGTCATGCACCTGGCTCGGTATTTCTCGTGAACATCCGCCCCCCGGCGGGCCCGGGCGCCCCATGTCATGGCTCGGCCCGCCAGAGGATCGCCGTCGCCGGCGCCGCCATGTTGGTGGCGGCGATCCTCACCCTGATCGCAAGGCTGTGCATCGTATGACAAAGCCGCTCGCCATCCACCCCGCACAACCGCTTCGCCCAGGCCGGTACCATCTGGACCGGTACGGTCGGCTGCATGCCGCGCTGACCACGGGCGTCGTCGCGATCGCCGTCGTGACCGTGCGTGCGAAACCACAGCCAGCGCCGCCCGCGCCGGTGCGCAGCAGCGTCCGCCTGGCCCCGTCGCCCCCACCCCGCGCGCTCGAACCCACGCGCTCGCTTGCCCGCAAGCCGAAACCGCGCGCGGTCAGCGTCCCGGCAGAGGAACTGGCACCGGCCAGCGAGACAGACGCGGCCATGGCCGAATTCGAAGCCAACCTGCGCGCCGCCCGCGCCCGCCGGGCGAAGCAGATCCCGGCCAAGGTTGAGCCGAAGGTGGATGGCGCCAAGATCGCGGCCGCGCATCGCGCCAAGGCGCTGGGACCAGCAGCGAAGAAGGCCCCCACCCGCCGCGCGCTCGGCGACGGAGAATGTCACCGCTGCGGTGTCCGCACGACCATCGGGTGCGACCACTTCCTGCCCTACATAGGAGACCAAATATGACCGGCCTCATAGTCGACAATTTTGCCGGCGGCGGTGGAGCATCCACCGGGATCGAGGCCGCGCTGGGCCGCGCCGTGGACATCGCCATCAACCACGATGAGGAAGCGATCCGGATGCACGAGGCCAATCACCCCGGCACCCGTCATATCCGGAACAACATCTGGCAGATCGATCCCAAGGAAGTGACCGGCGGCAAGCCTGTTGACCTTGCTTGGTTTTCCCCGGACTGCAAGCACTTCAGCAAGGCCAAGGGCGGCAAGCCCCGCGAGAAGTCGATCCGCGATCTGGCGTGGGTTGTCGTGCTCTGGGCGCAGCGCGTCCAGCCCGCCGTCATCCTGTTGGAGAACGTCGAGGAGTTCCGCACCTGGGGCCCGCTCTGCGACAAAGGCTTCCCGATCAAGGAGCGCGCGGGCGAGACGTTCGACAAGTGGCAGCGCGAACTGCGCAAGGCCGGGTACAAGATCCAGTGGAAGGAACTGCGCGCCTGCGACTACGGCGCGCCAACCATCCGCAAGCGCTTTTTCATGATCGCGCGACGTGACGGCAAGCCCATCGTCTGGCCGGAGCCGACGCATGACAAGCCCGGCACCCCTGAGGTGCTGAGCGGCAGGCGCAAGCCTTGGCGCACGGCTGCGGAGATCATCGACTGGTCGATCCCGTGCCCGTCGATCTTCGACCGCAAGAAGCCGCTTGCTGAGAAGACACTGCGCCGCATCGCGCACGGCATCATGAAGTTCGTCGTCAACAACCCCTCGCCCTTCATCGTGCCGCTGACGCATCACGGCGCGCCGGGCCGGTCCTATGGTGGCGACCAGCCGCTGCCGACCGTGACCGGGGCGAACCGGGGCGAGATGGCGGTGGTATCACCGCTATTCGCACGCACTGCGCATGGTGATGTCGATAAAAACGGCAAGCGGCGCGGGCGCGGCTCGCACGAAGTGACTGAGCCGTTCCCGACCATATCGACGTCGCAGGACAGCGCGCTAGTCGCAGCATCGCTTGCGCCGTTTGCCACCTATGCCCAGCAGGGCGGCGCGAACCGCTCGGTTGAAGACCCGATGCACACGGTCACCGCGTCGAATAAGGATCAGAACTGCGTCGCTGCTGCTCACCTTGTCCACATCGGCAACGGTGAGCGCCAAGGGCAAGCCCCGCGTGCGATGGACGTGGAGGCACCGTTGGGCACCGTCGTTGCCAGCGGCACCAAGCAGCATGTGGTCGCAGCCTTCATGCAGAAGTTCGCCCAGAACGGCCAAGGCGTCGATTCAACTGAGCCGCTGCACAGCGTCATGGCCGGCGCGCCGCGCCACGCCGTCGTCTGCGCGCATCTTGAGCAGGCGAACGGTGGGCCGAACAACGATAACCTCGCTGGCCGCGCCGCCGACGCGCCGCTTTCGACTGTCGCCACCGTTGGGAGCCAGCAGCGCCTAGTCACGTCGAACCTCATCAAGCTGCGCGGCACCAGCAAGGGCCATGTCGAAAACAGCGGGGTCAGCGTTGAGGAGCCATTGAACACCGTATCCAGCGGCGGTATCCACGCTGCCGAGGTCCGCGCGTTCTTAATCAAATATTACGGCAACGAGGAAGACGGCCACGGGCTTGGTAATCCGCTCGGCACCGTGACGGTGCAGGATCGCTTCGGGCTGGTGACGGTGACGATCGAGGGCGAGGAATACGTCATCGTCGATATCGGCATGCGAATGCTGTCGCCACGCGAGCTGTTCAACGCGCAGGGTTTCCCCGCCGACTATCAGATCGGCTTCGACGCCCACGGCAAGCCGATCACGAAGACGGCGCAGGTGGCGAAGTGCGGCAACAGCGTGTGCCCGCCGCTGTCGGAAGCGCTCGTGCGCGCCAACATGGCTGACGAGATCGCGACGCGGGAGGCGCAGGCAGCATGAGCAAGATGCTTCACATCCTTCAGCACAGCCTCGGTGTCGATGAGTTTGGACGAGGCAGGCAGTACCGCAACCACTTCGTCACCGGCGAAGGGTCGGAGGATTATCCGACCTGCCTCCTCGCTGTGGCCTTCGGGCTTATGACGATGCGACCGGGTAACGCTCTGACGGGCGGGGATGATCTGTTCCTTGTCACCGACGTTGGGCGCCAGTGCATGGCGGAGAACAGCCCGGCACCGCCGAAGCTCACTCGCAGCCAGCGCCGGTACCGTGAATACCTTGAAGCCGATTGGTTCTCCGGAAACTTTCGGGAGTGGATCAGCTACTGGAAGCCCAGCGCGCAGGACGCGGTAGCGTGACAGACACGTGGCCCTTCGGCGCAATGCGCCCGCTTTCCTACGGAGCGCTGCTGGTCGATCCGCCGTGGCGGTTCACCAACTATTCGGACGTGGGAGAAACGAAAAATCCATCGGCGCACTACAAGTGCATGTCGCTGGCGGACATTGCGGCTCTGCCAGTCAGCCATCTGGCCGCGCCGGACTGCGCGCTATTCATGTGGGCGACGGCCCCTCTTCTACCCGAAGCGGTGGAGCTGCTGCGCGCATGGGGCTTCACCTTCAAGACGGCAGGCGCCTGGGCGAAGCAGTCGAGCACCGGCAAGGCTTGGCACTTTGGAACCGGCTACGTCTTCCGCTCAGCCGCCGAGTTCATCCTGGTCGGCACCATCGGCAAGCCCCGAGTCCTGTCGCGTTCGGTCCGCAACCTGATCGTCGCGCCGGTTCGCGAGCACAGCCGCAAGCCCGTCGACCAGTACACCATGGTCGAGGCGCTCTACGCCGGGCCTTATGCCGAAATCTTCAGCCGCAATACCCGGCCGGGCTGGGACTGCTGGGGCGACGAGGCCGGAAAGTTTTCCGAGGAGATGGCGTGATGCCGATTCCGAGCTGCCTGATGTGCGACGACACCGGCTTCAAGGATCACGCTGCGCTGCGCCTAGATCCCTGCGACCATCTGCAGCTGCCGCCGCTGCCGGAGCTGCTGCCCTGCCCGAACCCGAATTGCGACCGTAGCGACCCGCAGTACCGGTCGAGCACCAAAGGCGCGCAGTACGTCATGTGCTACGGCTGCGGCCTGTCGGTCACCGAGGGTGGGCAGCACGTGCTCTATGCAACATGGAACGGCTTGCTGCGATCACGGCAGGAAGATGGGTCATGACGACCCGCCGACGACTCGTGCCCGAAAGCGAGGTTCGGCGCATGCTGGACCTGTTCCGCGACTACGGCTTGCCGATCGGCTCCGTTGACATCCGGGGCGACGGCGTGACTATCCACCCCCCTGCGAGCACGCCGGGGAATGCATATGACGCCTGGAAGGCGAAGGACAAGAATAGTGAGCGGCCTGCACGTCGTCAGTAAAGCCCGCCAGGGCGGCAAGCGCTGGTACGTCTACGCGTGGCGGGGCGGCCCCTGCATCCATCAGCAGGACGGTGCCAAGCCAGTCATCACGCCTGAGATCCTCGGGGCCCAACAGCGTGCCCTCCAAGAAAGCTTCGGGGCCCGCGGGACCGACGATATCGATTCGGTCATCGCCGCGTACGAGGACAGCCCGGACTTCACCCTGAAAAAGGACAGCACCAAGCGGGACTACCGATTGTGGCTGACGCGGATCTCGCAGCGATTCGGCAATACGCCCCTCGAAGCTTTCGAGGACAGGCGGATGCGCGGCGACATCATCGAGTGGCGCAATCAGTGGTCACACCAACCCCGCACGGCCGACAAAGCGTCAGTGATGATGGCGACGCTTCTCGGATGGGCTGTGGAGAACGGGAAAATCGAAATCAACGTCGCTGCCGGCATTCGCCAGCTGCATGAGGTGAACAAGGCTGACCAGGTGTGGGAGGATCGTCACTGGCAATCAGTGCGCGCCATTGAGAAGTTCCCGGCCCATGTCATGGATGCCCTGACCCTCGCCAGCCTGACGGGCCTGCGGTTGGGCGACCTGGTGGAACTGGACTGGGCGAACGTGGGTGACAAAGCGATCGTCGTCGAGAAGACGCGCAAGCGCGGCGGTCGCGCCCTGATCCCGATCTACACCGAGCTGCGGAAGTGGCTTGATGCTCGGCCGAAGAAGGTTGGCAGGCTGCTGCTCAATAGCCGTGACCAGGGCTGGACCGTGAGCGGCCTTGAAACGGTCTGGCAGCGCCGCAAGCCGGAAGGCTTCGACCGCACGCTACACGACCTGCGCGGGACGTTCGTCACCTTCCTTGCGGTCAAGGGACTTACCGACGAGGAGATTGCCAGAATTGTGGGCTGGACTGCGAAACGCATTGGCGAAATCCGGGCCCGATATGTCGACGAAGCCAAGGTCGTCATCAGCCTCGCAGACCGGCTTTCGGCGTAGCCCAGCAAGCTGCAAGCTACCTTCGAAGTCAGCCAGAAACGGCGTTACTGACCATCAACGATTTGAAAATCATGAAAAACGTATCGACGCTGATCGCCGAGTTTTTGTACATGAAGAAACATACATTGTGCAGGTAATCGAAATCGTACTCTACAGGTACCTTTTCGTACGCGGCGCATGCCCGATAGGCGATATCGAAAGCGTGCAGGAAATTATAATAGGTTTCATAAAAATCCAGCGCTTCGAAGGCTTTACCTTCTTCATGCAAATGGATCATCGCGACCCCGTTGGCGATCTCTTGCCTGTCATAGACGGGCGTTATCGCGGTAATGACTTTACTGCTATAAAGTGCGTGCAGCAGGGCTCCCGCCCGTTTGTAATGGTCGGGATTAGATGAATCGAGCAACAAAGAATAGCGTTCGATAGACTGCGAGTACTCGCGGAACGCATAAATTACGCGCTCCGTGTCGATCTCGAGGTCGCATTCCATAAATTTGCTCAGAGGGGTCGTCGCATTGCGGAAATGATCAACCACAAACGCTACGAATGAGTGCTGCTCAGCAAGAACGTTAAAGATATCAGACAATGCGGATCACCCTGTTTAAGGGCGCGACCAATAAAAAAGCCCCCTGCTTTTCGCAAGAGGCTTCTTTAGGATCTCAACTGCCAAATTTCTTAGGCAGCGACAGGCTCCGCGTGTACGACGCCAGCGATCACGTCAAATGCGCATAGCGTTTCCGAGAAGTCTCGGACCTGCTCTCGCAGCTGATTATTGGGGTACATGCGCACTACCTTCTTCTTGGCGCACTCCCCGCCTTTCTCCGGTGTGGTCATTACACTTTCCCCTTCGACTCGCGGCACAAACAT